CCACACCACCACCCCCGGCCCCGCCAGCGCCCCCAGGAGGACCACAGCCGACTGACCCCGCCGACGAGCTGCGCGCCGCGCTGGCCCGCGAGCGGGACGACCGCAAGCGGCTGGAGACCGAGCTGGCCGCGCTCAAGCAGACCACCATGTCCGACGCCGAGCGGGCCATCGCCACCGCCCGCGCCGAGGGCAAGGCCGAGGCCGAGGCCGCCGCCACGCTCAAGGTCGTCGCCGCTGAGTTCCGCGCCCGCGCTGCCGGGAAGATCGCCAACATCGAGGCCGCCCTCGGGGTGCTCGACCTGGCCAAGCTGATCAAGAACGGGGAGGCCGACACCAAGGCCATCGACGCGCTGGTCGAGCAGCTCGCCGCCGTGCCGGGAGCGCCCCCGCCGCCCGGCCACGTCCCGCCTGGCGTTCGCCAGCCCGCGCCCGCCAACGGGGAGACCGACTGGCTGCGATCCGTGCGGCGGAACCGCTGAACGACGACGAGCTGCCCGACGAGACCGAGGACGACGACCCGCCGCGCTGCCTGCTGTGCCTCAACCGGCCCGCCCGCCCCGGCTCGGTCTACTGCGGGCGGCTGTGCCGGGTGCTCGACCGGCTCCCCGGCTGGGTGCTGCGACCATAAACCAGGCCGCCAAGTGTTCGATAGACGGTGTTCCAAACCGGCCGTTGAGCTGGCACTATCCCTAACTTTCCGTCCTGGTGTGGTTGTACCTAAGAGGGGTGTCGGAGTCCCCAGGAGCCGTACAGAGCCGCCCAGCGGGTAGTCGGCAGAATGCGGCTAGCCGGTCGCCCTCCATAATCCGGCCGGGTTAGGGTGGTCCCAACCGCGTGCCCGCCCATGCCAGCGCCGCCCCGGCGTGACCCCGCTCCCGCCGCTGGGCCATCGCTGGCCCGGCGGGCACGCGCCATCGCGGGGCGCTGGTTGACAAAACTAGACGCCGCGTGACAACCGGGGGCAGACTGTGCGTGATGCCGTGCGGCGGGATGCCCGCGGCAGCCGGTAGCCGAATCCGGGGCGCTTCACGAGGCGGGATGCCGAGGCCGCGCCCAGCGTGCGGCGGGATGCCCGCGCTGGCCGGTGGCGTGTAAATGCGGCGTGACTCCCTCCTGCCGTCACGCTGAAAGGCTCCCCGCTATGGCTCCCCCGCTCGACTTCTCGGGCGTGATCCCGCCCGAATTCTCGACGCAGATCATCGAGGAGGCCGTGCAGGCTTCCTCTGTGCTGCGCCTCGCCCAGCTCGTGCCGATGGGCACGGCGATCAGCCAGATGCCCGTTCCCTCGGTGCTGCCGACCGCCTCGTGGACCACCGGGGCCGGTGGCCGCAAGGCGTGGACCGACCTTGGCCTGACCACCAAGCAGCTGACGGCCGAGGAGGTCGCCGCCGTCACCGCGATCCCCGACCAGTACCTAGAGGACACCAGCATCAACCTCTGGAACTGGGTCCGGCCGCGCATCGCGGAGGCCATCGCCCTGGCCCTCGATGAGGCCGTGCTGTTCGGCACCAACGCGCCGGCCACGTTCCCCGCGGGCGGGGTCGACGCCGTGGCCGCCCCGGTCGGCGCGTCGGCGCTCGACTCGGTGGACACCGTGAACCAGGCGATGGCCGCGGTCGAGGGGCAGGGCCTCAACATCACCGGCCACGCCGCCGACCTGGTGGTCAAGTCCGTGCTGCGCGGGGTCCGCGCCACCACCAACGAGCTGCTGCTGGGCACGCAGCAGGTCGGCGACCTCGTGCAGCCGACCATGTACGGCGTCCCGATCCAGTACTCGTCGTTCACCAGCGTGGGCGGCACTCACCCCGATTTCTTCACCGGGGACTGGCGGGCGCTGCTGATCGGGGTGCGGCAGGACATCCGTTACGCGATGGACCCGAGCGCCGTGATCGCCGACGACACCGGCAAGGTGCTGATCTCGGGGTTCCAAGACAACACGACGCCGTTGAAGGTGTGGGCCAGGTTCGGCTGCGTGATCCTCAAGCCGGTCACGCCCCGCGTGCCCGCAGGCGGCAACCCGTTCGCCAAGGCCGCGCTGGCGCTCAAGGTCACCCCGTCCGAGGCCAGCTCGGGCTCGGGCTCGGGCAGCAAGGCCAGCAGCAAGGCCGCCTGAGCACGTGACGACCCCCGACACGACCTGGCAGGCGTGGGCGCCGCCGCTCGACCCGCCCACGACTGGCGGGCTGCCGCTCGACCAGGCGCAGGCCATCGCCGACGCGACCTGGAGCGACGACCCGCACCTGTGCGCCGCGCTCCAGTGGGAGAGCTACGCCGCGATGCTGCCGCCCACGGCGTCGGTGTCCCAGGTCGCAACCGGGGCTCAGTCCGTCACCTACTCACCGGCCACCGCGACGGGCGACTACGGCCTCGCGGTGCAGCGGGCCGCGTGGCACCGCTCGTTCACCGATGGCGCGATCGTCGGCGTCCCCATGCAAGTCGGCCAGCCGCTGCCGGTCTACCCGGCCCGCGAGCTGGCCCGCCAGGAGCTGGCCCCGTCGACGTACTGGGACGTGGTGGTGCCGGAATGACCGTGCTGCTGCCCACCGACACCGTGGAGCTGTACCCGCCCGGCACCGCGACCGACGAGCACGGGTGGTCGCTGCCGGGCGGCCCGCCGACGTGGACCGGGCCGGGCAATCTCCAGCTCTCGCCCGGCGTGTCGAACCCCCGCGCCGACGACCGGGGCGGCCGGAAGCTGCCGGGCGGCGGGTCGGGTCCGTTCGGCCCCGCCGTGATCGAGCAGGGCACGCTGTACCTGCCGCCCGACGCCGACGCGCACGACGGCGGCACCGCGATCATCCGGGGCGCGGGCTGGGTGCTGTCGAACGTGCGGCTGGTGGTCGACCCGTCCGATGGCTCGGCTAGCTGCCTCACGGTCGAGGTGTCGGGATGGCCCGCGGCGGTGCCGAGTGGCTTCTGACGCGACGTTCACGGTCACCAACCACGAGGCTCCCCGGCTGGCGGTGCAGCACGACATCCGCGACCTGGCCGAGCAGATCGCCGCCGAGGCCGCCGCCGACACCCCGATCGAGACCGGCCGCCTGGCGGCCGGGTATCACGTCGAGCAGGGCGACGACCCGGCCACGTCGATCATCACCAACGACGTGCCCTACGCCCGGTTCGTGGAGTACGGCACCAAGTACATGCCCGCCCAGCCTGCGCTGGGCCGCGCCGTGGCGAGGCACCGATGACGAGCCCGGCCCCCGTGATCGTGCAGCCCGACCTAGAGGCGTGGGTCTGGGCCAACATCAGCGACCTGGGCGGCCTGCACTCGTTCGAGTACAGCGCGACCCAGAACTGGCCCGGCTGGATTTACAGCCACTTCATCCAGGTCGACGCGAGGACCAAGCGCAAGGCCGCCACCAGGGACCTGGCCGAGCAGGTGCGGCAGATCATCTGCGCCCTGCCCGACGTGCCCTGGACCGAGGGCGTCGTCTGCTACGTGGAGCCGGTCGAGGGCCCGTTCTGGCTGCCCGACCCGGACGGCAGCCCCCGCTACGCGACCCGGTACGAAATCCGGGTTCACCCGCACCGGACGCCCGGTGCCCTGAAGGCCGCACGACCGGCCCATCCCCCCCGCCAAACGGCGGCATCCCCCGAGGAGCCATAGATGGCTGACACCACCAACCCGCCCGCCGGTTCGGTCAAGGACCGGGCCATTCCCAGCCCGCAGGTCAGCGTCTACGCGCTGGACCCCACCGAGGTGCAGACCGGCACCCCGAACGGCCCCGGTATCTGGGTCGCGCCCGCCCTGACGCCGCTGCCCGCCGACACCATGACCCCGTTCGCCACGCCGTGGGAGATCCTCGGCTACCTCAGCGCGGACGGTCCCACCCTCGGGCAGGCGACCACCACCAACGAGCTCATTCCGTGGCAGAGCGCCGTCCCGCTCAAGTCGGTGGTCACCAAGCGGGACATCACGATGAAGTTCATTCTCTGGCAGGTCAACAGCCTGACGGTGGCCATGTACTTCGACACCGACGTGCCGATCCCCGCCACCGATGGGTCGTTTGAGGTCGACGTGCTGAGCAACCAGCAGCCGCACATCAACGCCATCGCCATCGACGCGATGGACGGCACCAACGTGATCCGGGTCGGGTTCACCAGGGCGATGCTGTCCGCGACCGGCGACATGACCATCAAGCGCGGCGAGGCCGTGCCGATGGAATGCACGCTGACCGCGCTCGACGACGCCGGGGTCATGGCCAAGGTGCTCGTCGGACAGGCCGCGTGACCGGGAACCACGCCAACGGGAAGTTCGACCTGGAAGCCGCCGCCAAGGCCAAGGCGGCAGCGTCGGAGAGCCAGGGCGCCCCGTTCGCGTTCAGCTACAAGGGCGGCGACTACGAGGTGCCGCCGTCCCGCGAGTGGTCGATGGCCGCACTGGAGCGGCTCGCGGGCGGGGACCTGTCCGGGGCGCTCACCGAGCTGCTCGGCGAGGAGACCTACGGCCAGCTCCGCGACGCGGGCATGACGCTGGGCGAGCTGGAGGCGCTGTTCGAGAACGTCGCCCAGGCGTCGGGCCTGGAGACGCTCCCAAATTCCAGACCGCCTGCGCGGCGCGTTTCGACCCGGACGTAGAGGCCGTCATGCTCGCCGCCTACGGGGTCGACGTCCTCGACCCGCAGGTGAGCACGCGGCGGGTGCACGTGCTGCTGGAGCGGCTGCCGCCGTGGTCGCGGCTGCCGGGTGAGCAGTGGTCGGTGGAGGCCGAGCTGCTCGCCGCGCTGATCGACCACGTGGCCCAGCTCACCTACGTGACCTTGAAGGCGGCCGGGGCCAAGGGCGTGACCCAGCCAACCGCGGTGCGCAGGCCGCCGCGTCGGCTCGCGGCCCGGCCCCCGGCCCAGCAGCCGGCCGACCCCCGAGCCGAGCAGCAGTTCGGGCCGGGCAAGACCGCCTCGTGGGCTGATGCGGTCAAGCGCATGTCGGTGATGCCGGGAGTGGTGATCAGCGATGGCTAGCTACAGCTACGGCGGCCTGTCGGTCCTCGTGCACGGCGACACCAAGCCGCTGGAAGCCGAGGTCGCGGCCGGTGCGACCAGGGCGGGCGAAAAGGCGGGCGAGACCCTGTCCAAGGGGATCGGGGCCAGGCTCGGCAAGTCCGCCGCGAGCCTCGGCAAGGGCGTGGCCACCGCGCTGGGGACCGGGGTGCTGGCCATCACGGCGTTCGGCGCGGAGTCGATCAAGGCCGCCGCCCGCGTCTCAGAAATGGGCACCGCGCTCGACGCCCTGGCCAAGGCCAACGGGCTGAGCAAAGACGCCGTCGACGGCACGGTTGAGTCGCTGACCAAGCAGGGCCTGACGATGGACGCGGCCCAGTCGGTCACGGCTGAGTTCATCAAGTCGCATATCAAGCTGGCCGACGCGACCAAGCTCACCACGGTCGCTCAGAACGCCTCGATCATCGCGGGCACGTCCGTGTCGAACGTGATGACGTCGATCACCAAGGCCGTCGAGACCGGGAACGTGCGGCAGCTCCGCTCGGCCGGGATCATCATCAACACCAAGGAGGCGTACGCCGCCGAGGCCAAGCAGCTCGGCGTCAAGGCGTCCGCGCTGACCCAGGCCGAGCGGCAGCAGGCCGTGCTGAACGCCGTCATGCAGGCGGGCAGCCGCATCTCCGGGGTCTACGCGGCCAGCCTCAACGACCCGGCCAGAGTGCTGCGGACCTTCCCCAAGACCGTCGAGGAGATCAGCCTGGCGCTGGGCCAGCAGCTCCTCAAGGCGTTCGGCCCGCTGATCGTCTCCGCTGGGAAATTCGGGCTGGCGCTTCAGACGTCGCTGGAGCCGGGCGGGAAACTCGCCCCGGTCCTCACCGCCGTGGGCAAGGCCGCCACCCAGCTCGTGGAGCCGTTCACCAAGATCATCGACCTGGCCACCAAGTGGCTGACCAACATGAACCCGGCCGCGATCAACTCCACGGTCTCGGCCATCAGCAAGTTCGCCCCGGTGTTCGCCTCCATCGGCACCGCGCTGGGCGCGTTCGCGGGCGGCAAGTACCTCCAGCTGATCCCCGGCCTCGGGGAGATGTTCGGCGGGCTCACCGGCCCCATCGGCGCGGTGGTCACCGGGCTGGTGACGCTCGCCGCGACCAGCCCCGCGGCCCGTGGCGCGATCGGCGCGCTGGCGGGCGAGCTGCTGACCGGCCTGCGGCCCATCCTGCGCGAGCTGGCCCCGGTCATCGGCGAGCTGGGCAACGCGCTGGGCACGCTGCTGGGCGCCGCGCTGCAAGCGCTGCTGCCGCTGGTCCCCCCGCTGGTCGTCATGCTCCAGGCCGCCCTGAACGTGATCATCCCCCTGGTCCCCGTCATCACCTGGCTGGCTGACGAGCTGGCCCGGTACGCCCCGATCCTGGTCCCGCTGCTGGTGCTGTGGGAGGCGTGGCGGGTGTCCACCGACCTGCTCGCCCTGGCGACCGAAAAGCACGTCATCGCGCAGATCGCCCAGGAAGCCGCCACCATCAAGACCGCCATCGCGTCGGCGTGGGAGACGACCGAGATCATCGCGCTCTACGTGGCCGAATACGTGGCCGAGGCCGCGTCCAAGGCGTGGGCCGCTGCGCAGTGGCTGCTGAACGCCGCGCTCGACGCCAACCCGATCGGCATCGTGGTGATCGCCATCGCCGCGTTCGCCGCTGCGGTCTACGAGGCGTGGCAGCACAGCGCCCTGTTCCGCACGATCTTGGAAGACATCGCCCGGTTCATCATGTCGACCTTCCAGCCGGTGCTCACCGCGTTCTCGGGCTGGTGGGCCACGAACGGCGTGCTGGTCGAGCAGCTCTGGCGCGACCTGTGGGGCGTCATCACCAGCGTGGCCACGTTCGCGTGGAACCTGGTCACCTCCATCGTCACGGCCGGGTGGGACCGGCTCGTCTCCGACTTCCGCACCGGGGCCGCGATCGTCACCGGGGTCTGGTCGCTGCTGTGGCCCTTCCTGCGGACGATCTTCGAGGTGCAGTGGACCCTGATCACCGGGGCCATCCGGCTCGGGTGGATCGCCATCCAGACCGTATTCGAGGTCGGCTCGGCGATCGTGCGGGGCGTCTGGAGCGTGTTCTGGGCGGCCCTCAAGTTCGTGGCGACCATCGAGCTGGCCGCGATCCGCGCCTACCTCAAGATCGTTTTCGACGTGATCGTGGGCATCTTCACGATCACCCTCGACCTGCTCACCGGGCACTGGGGCAAGGCGTGGGCCGACATGCGCACCGTCGCCGTGCAGGTCTGGAACGCGATCTCGGGGTTCCTCAACACCGGGCTGCACGCGATGGCCGCCCTGTGGTCGAACGTCTGGAACGGCGTCGCCACCGCGACCAAGACGATATTCGGCTCGATCGCCTCGGGAATCGCCGCCGCCTGGCGGGGCATGATCTCGACCGCGACCACGGCGGGCGGGCAGCTGA